TCCTTTAGTTAGTTTACCAAGGTATCGTAATCTTCCATTGAAAGTTTTCCTTTCTCTTTTGACCGGGTTGTCAATCTTTCAGCTACGTTATGTAAATCTACATCTGAATTGGCATCTTCCCTAGCGTATTCCAATAACCTTATCATTAAAGGTACATCAACAGTAATTTCGTCAATTTGATCTGTTTCTTCTTTTTCTCCTTCTCTTTGACTGTTAAAGGTAAGTTTATTTTCTACCAGGAACTTTTTTAAATCAAATGTACTCACACTAATCTCTTAAAATATCTGTTAATAACCTATCTAACCTGTAATTGAACCTAGTTGCTACACTTTCGTTCAATCTTGTAGGTTCCATAAAACCTCCCCGGGTTGAGGGATTACTGACGAAGTCCCATGCACATAATTCAAAATCTGGTTGAACAAGTAATGTACCTTCGTTTGTCTGTTTTACCGATCCTGTACCTCTTGAAGAAATTCCTACTGTGTGCCCTCCTTCAATAATACTTTTAACAATATTCCCAGAAGGAGTATTTAGTAGTTGAACTTTCCCCATCAGGGTATCATTCTCCCACCACAAATCTTTAACCACATGGGATGCATTCTTGAGTGATACGACCGGTGATTCTGGGTGGTCTAACTCCCCATAGGCATTTCCCACTTTTACAAAACTCTCGATATACTTCTCAACTTCCCTTTCTAGAAGTTCTTTCTTATAGATTCTTCCGTTTTGGTTTTCGGAACCAGCTCTTTGCATAACTCCTACCACCTCATAAACTCCGGGTGATGATGTAGATTCGTTAAGTGTCCCCTTAAAAGGGATTGTTGAAATTAGTAGGTTATTCATATTACTGGTACTTATCAAAAAATAAATTAGTCAGAAAAGTAACCTGTTGTTCTGGGTAAGTTGGGTAAGTTTTCTTAATGTAGTTTTGAATTTCTTCTCTACTTTCTATCCCTGTGTCTAACAACCTCATCATGATGTCATGTTCACCGGATTCGTTTACCTGTTTAGTTGCTTTTTTATACAGTCTAAGAAGTGTTCTAAGTAAAGGTAATCCGTCCAGTTCCATATTTCTTTTCAGAATAGTTTCTGTTTCAGGTTTTCCTCCGTAAGCACTTTGACAGGTTACAGTTAACTGTCCATTTCTATAAACCAGTGGTTCATAGGTGTAAGGTTCATCCCAGGTTCCTCCAGGCCAAATTACCCCTATTTTGTCCCCGTCTTGATCAACAGCTTGTGAAATTAGTGTGTTAATTCCATTAACCAGTTTTTCAATTTTCGGATCATTCTGTGAGACTTCGTTAATAGGTTCTTTATCCACTTCTTTTGTCTGATAATAGTCTTTTAATGGATCTTCTCCCTCTGTTAGAATCCTAGTGATAATTTTTTTGAACCCTTCTTTTAGTGTAGCTTTTTTTAATCCATTAAAAGTATCAACACTGTTTGTGACCTCCTGTTTTTTTACCTTTACCGGGACTAATGAATCTTTTTTGTCCGTGTTTTTGGTTTCCCCTGCTAATTGATTGGTATAAAAAATTTCATCTTTATGAAGGTTTCTAAGAACTTTTGCTAGAGCTTGTTTATACTCATCTGTGTTTGGTACTCCACAAATTCCCATTCCTTCCAACTCCACTCTTAGTCCTCTAAGAATTTGTTCGTACGGGTATTTGTCTAACTCATTGGTGGGTTTAAACCTGTAATCAGGTAAACTCTTGTTTGTAAGTCTAGATTCACTAACTAACTGCCTTTTAACTTTCCCGGTACCTTCCCCTAAGTCATCACCGTAATCATCAAGGTATCCGTTAATCTCCATTTCTGCGTGTTCCTCAGCCTCCTTACTCGTATCAAAAAATCCATGACCTATAGCTTTGTTTAATTCCCCCACTCCCTTTACGTAATATCCCTTTGGGGCTTGGTACCAAATTTCATACTTCAACCCTTTAAAACTTTTTAAAGAGTCTCTCATCGCCTCTGTAAGAATTCCTTTGTTTTTTAAAATCTGAACGGTATCTTCATATCCGTTAAACTGTGTAATTATGTGTGGTAGTTGTGTTCTTGCCTCTGCAATAAACTGTCCTTTCGAATAGTTACCTTCCTGAATAGCTTGGTACTTTTCTTGTAAAGTTCTCATCTATCTTATTAAATGTTTTTGACTGTTTTCATACCCAAATGTTCAGCTGTTTTAGTAGCAACATTCTTTTTTTGTCCGGACTTCGAAAAAGCTTTAGGTGTTAGGTATCCTCCTACACTTGAACTTACATTCCCATCTTCGGTTAGGATTTCTTTTAAAACCTTTTTAATTTCTATTCTTTTCACCGGTACTAAGTTCATTGATAAGTTCGTACATCTGTAAGAGTTTTACTAGATTTGTATCACCCACTTTTTCTGTTACCTGTAATGGTTTAATGTTTCTACAGACCTCTTCAAGTTTGATTTTAAGAATACCGTCTTGAACAGAATCATAAAACTTAGGCAACTGTTCTTTTATTTTTTGAAGCTCTTCATTAACGTATGTCCTCAGTTTTGAAGTTGAATCTACCGAAAGTATATACTCTTTGAGTAAGTTTTTCTGTACAGGTAGTAAGTTGGTGTACTTTTTGTTAAATTTTTCAAGAAGTATTTGGTAAGCTAAAATCTTAATATCCTTTTCAGAATCTTCGTAAAGTTTAACTGACGGGTCTTTTTCCAGATCTAAATTCTGTTTTTCAACTAAGTGTTCCAGTAGTGTCGTCCTATTATCCATATACACCCCTGGGTCAAATGCGTCTGGTTTAATCTTGGATTCTACCAAACAGTGAAGTGCAGCAAATGGTTTGTACTGTTCAACCTTAGTTGCAAAAAAATCATCTAAACTATAGTGATTTTTTAACTCTTTAATTAATTCGTACTTCTGTTTTTTTAACCCTGTGTAGTCAAGTTTCTTAGTCAGTTCCTCAATAGTGTTGACCACCTGTTCAGCTTTACTAGGTTCCACTCCCTTATGTTTCGACAGGAATGAATAGAGTTTAAACTCCCTAACCAGGTTTGAATTTCCCGTGTAAAACTGTTTTAATATATGTATAGCAGGGGAATCTTTTTGTGAAAGTGTATCCGAGGTAATTTGTTTAACAAGTAGTTCGAATATTAACCCCGTGTTTTTAAATTTACTATGTTTTATCTTCACAATTTTACAGTCTTTTCAATAAATATGTCAATTTTCTATTACTGTTATATGTCTTCTTGAATTTGGGATTCATCCAGTAGTTTCTCCCCTTCTGGTTCTTGACTTTCAAAAAGAAGTGTTTTTCTTGGGGTAAAAGTATCCTTAAACCTCTCTTTTACTATTTTTGTTTGTTGATTGTAATGTTTGTTCTGTTCACTAATACCAACCTTTTTCATGTCTTGAACCCCTAACCTGTCTCTTCCCCCTACCGGATCTTCATGTGTACCTATTACAGAATGATGTACAATAGGTCTACCTTCTGGCGATTTTTCCTGGTATCCTACCGGTAAATCTCCCTGTGTTCTATTTCCGTATAGTGAAGCAAGATCATGTGGTGTTCCAAAAGATAGTCCTGTAATTACCGGGTCATTTCCTTCATTTTCAATCTGATTAATTCTGAAACTTCTTCTAGCATCTTCTCGGACAAGATTTCTCATTTCGGAATACTGATCTTCAGAGAAGTTAAAAACAGTGTCATAAATAAAATCCGAAGAGAATAGTTTTGAATCCTGCATTTCTTTAGCAAGACTTACCTTCTCTTTAAGTAGAGCTACTTTCTCCTGTTCAAATATAATAGAAGGTGTCGTTAATCTAATCTCAAAATTTGTAAGAGATTCTCCTTCAAATCCCTGTGCATACAGATGTACAAGTCCTATCCTGGTTAATTCACTTTCTACAATTCTTTGAATTCTTTCTACTGTTCTAGCAAACCTTATGTCCTCCGCAGCAAGTGTCGAGTTTTTTATAACAACCCCTGTACCTGTTAGGTAATTGTGGTTTTCATTCTTATCCCAAACTTCAAGATTGTACGTGTCAACTTTTTCATCTAAAAACCTAACACTGTTAACAGTAATCAAGGTTTCATTTCTGACATCTTTATGTAGTACCGTGTCCGGATTTTCTAAAGTTAGATGTGTTATTACCTGCCATCCTCCCAGTTCCACCTGGTATATTTGTTCCTGTCCTTCTTCGATCCTTGTTTCAATTACCCTTAAAATGTCCCCAGGTTGTAAATCTTGTGCATCGATACGTGTTCCATCTGCAAGTAAGAATCCATGATCCGGTGTTGTTATTAGTTTTTCACCTGTATCAAGTAGAACTTCTACTACACTTGCGTTCAACCTTGTCTTTTCAGCAGCAACTATCTTACCTGGGACTACCTTGTCAGTACTAAAATCGTAAGAATAGGTGTAGAGTGTTTCTTTCCCCTCTTTGTACCATTTAGCAATATCTTCCACTCTCATGGTCTGTCCGGAAAGTAACCTGATTTCAGTATCCGGGTGAATACATTTCCCTGTTAAATCTTTCTCATACCCGAAAAATGCTTTTGGTACCTTTAGAGCAGCAAACATCTTATCTCTAAGGTATTCTATATCATTGGTCCCGTCGTAATCAAGTCCTTTTGTGCTTTCAATTCTGGTTGTACTATCTCCTCCCCTTACCGGTAAATAAAAATCCTCCATCATATTTTGCATATTGAATCGAAGGTTATATTGTCCGGTCTGTGGATCTACATAAGGTGTTTTTTTAATTCCTGCAATTGTTTTTTGCATAAACTGTTCCACTTCATTTGGAGGAATTGCACCCACATTAATGAAAAACATCCTTTTTTCTGGAGCTCTCATGATACGGTGAATTAACATCGCATCTTCCATTAATGTTAACTGTTTATAAATTTTTCTTGCAGGTTCGATGTAAGATCTTCCGTAAGGTAGGTAGTTTGTATCTGAGAGTAGCCTAAAGTGGGCTACCTCATAATTATCTAATGTTACAATACTTTTGTTTTGATTGGGTACAAAATTTGGATCTGAAGTAGCTGCTAATCCATCCGGGTCAATAGTAAAAAGTACCTTTGTTGGATTATCTTTATCTGTTCCCTCATGCCTCACTATATGGTAAACTGTATAAGGTATTACATTGTAAACACCGAATTTTTCCGATATCTCCAGTTTTAGGAAAAAGTCTCCAAATTTACATAAGTTTCTAACCCACGACCATAGATTGAATTCTATGTTTAGGATATCGTAATACAGATTATATAAAATACTTTGAATTCTCTCATCAGATGATCTAATTGCAAGTACCTCTCCCTGGTCGTTTTTCAAAGTAGATTCGTCAGCTAATATGTCCAGGGTTGAAGCAATAAGCGGATCTGTATCCATAGCTTCATAGTCGGAATATAACTGTATCCTTAACGTCTGGTAGTTGAGATTGGGATTGAATATATTTCTGTTGTTGTAAATGTACAATCTTGAAAATCTATCCAATAGGGAGTTTGTCTGATATTTCCCAGATGATTGGATGTGGTTGACATCCGCAATTTTTAATTCATCTCCCCCTATATTTCTAACTAGTACATCTGAGGAGAACATCCTCTGCAGGGATGAGAATAAATTTGATTCTGCCATTTATCTTTCTTTAGCTTAGTAACCAGGAAATATCCTGTGGACCTCTCGGTGTTTCTTGAATATAAGGATTATTGTACGGACTTACAACGTTAAAAACTCCTGGTGTCCGGGTATTGATTGTTGTAAAAGAATTTAACTGTGCTCTTGCAAGATCCAATCCTTGTTGTCTTAACCTCACAGCTGTATCTCTAACATACAAACCTGTAGCAAAAGCTATAACAAGGTCATCATTGTATCCAACCTGCGCTTGTGCTTTTCCATTTTTCCAAACAAACACTCTTAACTCTGCAAGTAATCTCTTGGATTTTATTTGTATTTGTTTCTCTCTTAAATACTCTGTTAGTTTAGCAATTACCAAAGGCCTTGTTCTCAGAGACATTGTGAACCCTGGAACCAGTCTATCTCTCTCAAACTTGTTCATGTAGGATTCTGCAGTTTCATTGTCAGATTTAGATGAGTAGTACAAATTTCTGTATTCTCTTGATAGAATTTGTTCAATTGTAGCCCATCCAATATTTGCATTTTCCACAACCAGTAATGCATCGTTGTATTCTGTCCCAATCCCAACAAGTATATTTCCAAAATCTTTTGGCGAAACTTTACCCTTGTATTCTGCTACCTGTAGTAGTGATTCGACATCTATAATGTGGAAAGTAGAAAAGTCAACAGAATCTCCACGAGAAACGTCTGCTACAACCATGTAATCTTTTACCGGATCGGGATATTCCCATACCCATAAATTTCCATCCACCCCTCTTTTTTCTAATGGATCACACTCTGTTGTTTGTTCATAATAGTTTAGCAGTTCAGGTTCAATTACTGTATCCCCTGATGCTAGAAAACTACATTCACATTCCTGTGCTGCAAATCGAGGCCCCAACTTCCTATCTTGTTCATCTCTCCACGTCTGATCTCTTTCTGGGTGAACTGTCCAGGGAAGTTTAACAGGGATGAATCCGTTCTCCCCTGTCTCAGCTTCTACCCACATCTTGTGAAACCAGTTTCCAATTCCGTTGGGTGTAGAAAGTATAAGTGATTGTCCCCCTGTTGCTAAAGTTTGCTGAGCGGCTGCATATGTTGTTTCTGCATTTTCCACAAAAGCTGCCTCATCAATAACAAGTAGTGAAATTGCTTCAGACCTTGCAGCATCTGGACTGGACGATTTTGCAACAATTTTAGATCCGTTAACTAACCTAAGTGAAAGTTTATTTTTCTCTTCATGTTTTACTCTTAACCATGTTGGAAGGTTATCGTACATGGTAATAACCTTCGTAACCAGGTTCCTAGCTGTAGCTTGTGTAATTGCTAATACAAGTATAGACTTATCCTTATGGAAAAGCATCAACCATAGTGCATAACCTGCTGCCAATGTTGATATCCCTAACTGTCTAGATTTCAGTGTAATTAAATCCGGGTGATCCCTAAAAAGGTGTAACACCCCTTCTTGAAAAGGGTATAATTTAAAAAGTATCCTACCTCTTTTTGGGTGTTGTATGTAGCAATACTTTTTCATAAAGTATGCCGGGTCTTTTGCACAAGTCAGATACTCCTGTGTGACTATCTGTTTTATGTCTTGTGTTTGTTCCATAGACTATTTTTAGAATAAATATAGAACAAAAGGAAACCCGGTAAAAACCGGGTTATAAAATACCCCTATGTAATTATTGTCCAGGTTTTATATAATTTCCTTTAGCAATGTTATCTTCCTGGTTATCGTACCACTCATTTGCATCTTGGATGTCATCAGATATCCACTTAGCAACTGACACCGGTACTTGTAACTTATTTTGGATATCGGTAATTTCGTGGGAATCCTCCTCGTCGGAATCATAGGTGAACAGTTGTTTTCCCTGAGGTCCGTCTACAACATAGTAGTAGATCCCGTCCAGTCCAGACGTATCCAACTCATAAATTTTATATCCCTCAATAGTGGTTTTTAGGTGCCCTATCGCATCATGCCACTGGATTGTATTTGCCTCTGGTGTTTGGTTCTCTACAAGTCTTTTTGAGTTTAATGTTAATTTATTTTCTATTAGAAAAGATCGTAAATCAAAATTAGAATCTCTACTTTCTGTCATTTGTGTTTTGTTTTGGGTCATATTGAGTACTCTTGATCTACTTTCACTAATTGTAAGTTCCTCAACAGGTTCTGTAGTTTTCTTTTCTACATCTTTCTTTCTGGTTTTTGTAGGGTATTTTCTATCAAACTCTCTCAACAATCTACTTTCATTTCTTCTTAAAGCAGCAATATCCCTTCTCATCTGCCTTGTGTGTTTTTTGTCGATATGTTTGGCGTGTTCTCCCTCCTCTAATGAAGTTAACTGTGTTTCTAAAGCTTCGTAAATTTCTTTAGTTCTCTTTAGTTTGTATTCTAAAGCTGCTTTTGAAGTTCCCCTGTCAATCTCTTTCATCAATTCCTCGATACTTTCATATTCAGGAATTGGGTTTTCTTGAACAAGATCTTCTACCTCTGAAATTCCGGTGGTGGTGTCTTCCATAGAGTCCATTGCCTGGTCATAAGCGGCATCATTTGACAAATTGTTTTCAAGGTCGTCTGTATCGTGAGGGTGAGCCATTGCCGTGTTTACCATCTCAATCAAGAGTTTATCTCGAGAAGTTAATTTACCCTCTTTAATAGGTGTTTCTTTCAATCCCATTTTTTCAAATTTTAGTAAGGAGTTTGCTAAGTAATAATCAAATTTTTGTTTGTTTGTGATACCTTTTAGAGTCTGTAGGATTGAATCTCTAGAGTGTATTCTTGTAGGTTCTATCAAATCAATAACAAGTTGTTTAGCTTTATCTGGATTTGGTTCTGCCCATGCTGCTTGGATAACCTGTGCCAGTTTGGATTCTGGTGTAAATGTCTCTTGTACGTTCATAAACTATAATGCGTTCGGTGTTTCATCTTCAGGTCCTGTAAAATCATCTGGTAGTTCAGGTCCTTTATCTTCAGGGGGTGGTGCTCCAAATTCTGTAGGTGTTGGTCCTCCACCTGTGTCTCCAGTTCCAAATTCTCCACCTGTTGGTGTTTCGGGTGCTCCCCCTGGTTCTTGTCCAAGTGAAGGTGCTGAAATT